CGTGAGCTTCTGCACCACCTACGTAGTTGTAGAATTCACGGAAACCTGCATTAGTGATGATGTCAGAAAATCTTTCACCATACTCACCTCTTGCAGAACCTTTACGGAATACTTTAGTACCGTTAGCTAAGTACTTGTCATCAATATATTTGTAGTTATCATTGTTTACAAGTTGAACAGTGTAGATAAAGCCATCACCTAATGGAAGAATATCTTCTGCTGTGATGTACATCTCAACACCATTGTATTTGTCATAAGTGATGATATCACCATGTCCAAATTCTCTCTTGTTAAGTTTGATGCGGAATGTAGTACCATCAACACCTTTAAAGTTGTTGTTTGGTTCAATATCCTCAACAATGTAAGGAAGGTCAATAGAAACCGGAGTTTGCCATCTGTATTCCCCACGTGCGTTATCAACCATGATAACATTTTTTCCACCAAATGATGACATTTGATAAAGAGGCATTTCTACCTTTTGGGACATAGCCCAAAGATCCACTGGACCAAGGTCCATTGGCTCTGCATCTTTCAGCATGTTCACCAAGTGGTAAGAATCCACATGGGAACTTGCGTTGTAAGCGGTATCCCTAAGGAATATACCATTGTTCATTACTGGAGTTGCCATTGTATATATTAATTTAAATTGTTACTAATTAAAATCTCTTGAACAGATTGTTCTGTCTTGAGAGTGTTCTTTGTTGTGGTTTTGAAGGTCTTCTTGGATCAACCTCATCTTGTACACTTGATGAAGCCATCTTTCTAGATTCTTCTGTTTTTAATTTTCTTACTGTATCTTCTACAGCTTTTTTGCTACCTATGTCTTTTACTTTTGACTTGTATCCTTCAGGGTCAGAAAGTAACCAAAGAGCTTCTGCAATTAAGTCATGTCTTGGTTCAACAAACTGATACTTCTCAAGTAAATGTCCAAGCATATTAGTTTGCTTCCCTGATATAGAAGGATAGTTTGGTTGAACTAATCCAGCATATAACATACCTTGAACTTTTTTATCTAGCTTAATTCCTCCAAGCTCACCTACTGATAAAGTATTATATACATTATCTTGGTATGCTTTAGCTTGTTGTTGTTGCTGTTGTCTTAAAGTTTCTTGTTCTGCAAGTTTTCGTGCCATTACTTCTTCTTGCATTCTATCTAACTTTGGCTTAAACTGATTAGCTTTTTGTTCTAGTTTGCCCATATCAGCCCAATCATTGATTTCAGATTCTATTTCTTCTGCTGTGCCAAATCTTGCAGCATATAAATATTGTCTTGCAATTTCTGCTTGATCATATTCATCTGTAGGATCTAGTTCTCTAATCTCTTCTACTTGTGCTAAAGTTCTAAATAACCCCTTGAGATCAGTTCCACCATCTGCTACATATTTAGCAGCATATTGAAGTTCTTGAGGTAAAGCTTCAAAAAACTCTCTTGGAGTGTCTTGTCTAATTTTATTCTCTCTTTCTTGGAAGTTAGCTTCAAATAATTCTCTAAAGTCTTTAGTAGTATAATCCTCTAATGGTTTATCATCATCAAAAGGAATAAGTGTGCCTTCTTCAATCATCTTTAGAGCTAACTCAGAAAGACCAGACTTATCTACTTTTGGTCTCCCTTTGTTACCAGTCTCCTCTTCTTGACTAATCATATCATCAAGTTGAGCAATAGCATCATCTACTTCTTTAGCTGTTATCTGATCATCAGTTTTATCTGACCCATTAGCTTTATCTGAATCATCAGACTTAGTTGCATTCTTGTCAAGGAACGTGGTGTCCACATCAGCTGTTTTAGAAAAAACTGATTTTGGACTATCATCATTTGAATCATCTGTAGGAAGCATTACACTATCCGCACCAGGCATTCCAAATAACTCATCAATGTTTACATCTACTTGACCTACCGTTGTAGAGTCTTGTACCTCTTCAGGTTTTTTGTTGGTTTCTTCCATTACTGTTGGTTTTGGTTATACTTTAATATACACAATAAACTTCAAATATTTAAATAGTCAGAAAAATTTTTTTGCAGTATATAGCTAAACTACTTCTTCTTTTCTGAAGATTTATCATATTTGTTCTTGTTTTCTCTTGCAATCTGTAGTTGTTTGTCTGCAATTTCTTTTTGTGTAGCTAGTTTTTCACGCTCAATTTGCAACTTTTGATTTTCTCTCAAATTCTCATTAGCCTGTTTTTCTCTCTGTAAACTCATTTGTTCACCATACTGTTCTGATTGTTTAATCTTATCCATTTGATCAACAAAGTCTGACTGCTGATTTTGATTAAAATCTTGCATAGCACCGTAGCCAGATGCTTTAATTTCTGCAACTAAGATATCTCTTTGTCTATCTTTTTCTTTTTCAGCCATTTGAGCATCAATTTTCATTTGCTCAATTTGTTGTTGAGATTGCATTTGTTGCTCTTGCATTTGTTGAGCTTGTTGCATTTCTTGCTGTTTCTGTTGTTCTTGTTTTTGCTCAGATGTCTTAAGAACTTTATTAAGTTCAGCAATAGAATCTGATTGAACAACCTTACCTAAGTCATAGATAGAAGCACCAGTAGTATTATTCTGCATAGCCATTTGTTTTAACTGTTCTAAAATAGCTCTGTGGTTTGCAGTAGTACTAGTAAAAATATTTAAATCTCTCATAAGTAAATCTGTGCCATTAATCTGGAAGTTTACTTTCTCATCTGCAGTTGTAAGATAGGTAAGTCTGAGAGAAGGTTTGGTTGAATGATAATACTGTGCTAAGTCAGTACGCATTTGGTGTACTCTAGGCATTAGATAATCACAGTGTTGGATAAAGTATATCTCTGTTTGTGCATAAGATGCTGCAACAGCTTGTTCTACTCCGGTAGCGGTTTGTTGTGATAATTGTTGTCCCATTCTTTGTGGATTAACACCAATCACTTCATATGCTTGTTGTTTAAAGTAGTTAGCAAGTTGAATCCTTGACATGAGTCTATTTGTTTGTTCAAGGTCAAGTTTTTGGAAATGCTGGAAGTTTAATGCATTCTCTGTGTTTGCAATAGATGTATCAAGAGGAAGAATCTGGAAATTCTTCATTGCCACATAAGCTTTAGCATAGTTCCCTTTACCCCAATCTTCTCCTAATGAATGTCTAGGTAAAGAGTTTTGGTCTAATAGAATTACTGTACCAAGCTCATCTACTAAGATATCTGCAATCTGATTATTTACAATATTGTATCCAATCTGGTATGGTTTCATTAAATCAATAAGAGCAGTAGACTTAGTATTTCTATCTGAAAACACCGCACCTTCTACAGGAAGTTTACAACCATACAATGTGCTATCCCCTTTAAATTGAAACTTAAGTGGACCTACATGGTTTTTATCAATACCAATATACATTGGAGTAAATCCACCAGGATTGTTCATACCCCAGAATGAAGGTATGTTTGGCCCAATTTTAATTCCACCCCAAGTTTCATTGATCCAAATCCAATCTATGTGTTCTCCAAGAATTAAGTTATCTTTAGTTTTATTCTTAAATAGTCTGGTATCATATACTGGCTTCTCAGTTACTTTGTAGTCTTCTGTTATAATTTCATTAATTACCTGACCTTCTTCAGTAACTTTAGTAAGATGACCAACTTTTCTTTGAGACTTCCAATATACAGTGCTTACTCTCAATAAATCAGCAACACCTTGATCATAGTAATCTTCTCCCTCGGATAAGATATAATTTATAATATCTCCACCGTCATATACTGATCCAGCCATTGCTGTTGTATATTGTCTATATGCAAGTGAAGGCATGTTAGTATTCCAATCATGAGATTTAGTAGCATCATAGAATGAACCATCATTTTGTAAACCCCCTGTTGTATAACCAGCAGATCTAATAGGGTATATAGCTTCTAATGCAGCTAACTGCTCTTCATTCATAATATAACCGTACTTATCAATGACATCTGCAGCAGTTATCATATCAGTTTTTCCAACCCATTGAGCTTGGGAAATATATCTAGCATCTGGAGACTTATGATAGAATGTAACTACAGGATTCCAAAGTTCTACTTCATAGTCATCTTCTCTCATCTGAAAATGCCAGAACTCTCTATCTGTAATAAGTGAATCTCTAAAACCTCTTTCTTCTAACTCATCCATTCTAAATCTTTCCACATCTACTTTATGTTGATGTGTAGCCCATTCTTCTACCATAGACCTATAGTCTTTCTTAAAGAATGATTCAATTTCTGGAAGAGTCTTTAAATTTTCCGGAGACATTTGTTGCTGTACTTCTTCAGATTCAAAGTCAGCACCTTGTGCTAATAATGCAGCACTAAGCTTTACTTGAGCATCAGAAAGAAGAGTTTCTTCTACCATCTTTCTTTTTTGTTCTAGCATCTCATTATAAGAGAACTCATCAACAGCTCTATACGTAAGTTTAGTAGATCTTTTAGCAAATTCTGCTACAAGTACATTTACTACATTAGGAATGATAGGATAGAATTTAAGTTCTAATGCAGATACATCTTCTTTAGTTAATGTTTCTATGATATCACTGTACTCATTATTTTCTTCTACAATGTAATCTGTTCTATCAATAATACCTTTGGCAAGCTTATAATTCTTCATTAGCCTGCGAGCATTTCTACGGATTTGTTTTAATCCCTGCCACTCAATCCAGTCTAAGTTCCAAGCAGCCCATTCTGCATCTTTATCTTTAGATGAAATAAACTGTAATGGTTGAGTAATGCTACCCATCCTATTTTGCTCAACCTTAGCACCTTTTTTAAGTTGTAAAGCATTATATACTTGCATATTCTTTATTTAAGGTTTCTAAAAGCAGATCTTTTAAAAACTTGACCGTTAACAACTTTAGAACTACCTCCCATATGACGGAAAGGTGTCCTATTTAATTTAAACAAATTTTCTGACTTTTGCAAGTTTTTAGAAGCATCATCCATGATAACTCTTTTAGAATAACCTCTGTTAGCTTGCTATATTCTCATAAATGCAACTAAGGCTGCAAATGAAACAAGTCTATCCACGTTGACACCATCAGCATATTCTTGCATTTCTTTAAGTAACATAGAATCTGGAATACGTTCTATTCCGTACTTAGTCCGTACAATAGTACCATCTGTTTTAGTTTCTACATCTAGTTCTTCTCTACAGTATTCTATAGTATAACTTAATAAGTGAGCTTTAAATAATGTACCGGTGTTTTTCCAACCATACTCTTGGAATACATTAGCATTAGATCCCAGATCTTTTAAGAACATGATTTGACTCTTAGGTACTAGGAATCTTTGTTTCTTTCTTGATATCATGTACTGGATAAATAATGAAATGTTATTCTCAATTACTGTCCATGCATTATACCATTCTATAATTAACTCTAGTCTCTGGTGAGTTTTATTAATATCATCAAATCTACCGCACCAAGCAGCTACAATCTTATCTGGTTCTATATATGTTTCTGTTTCCCCTAATGTTACTTTAGTAACTTCTACAGGAGCTTTCATAATATAAATAGAACACAGTGATTCTGATGTTGTTGTTTTACCTTCTGACACGGGGTCAATAGAAGCATAGTACTGACCAAAGGTTGGATCTTTAATAGGCCTTTCCCATACTACAAGCACACCTGTTTTATCTTCTAATTTTTTAGGTACAGGAAACTCTCTAATTGGTAGTTTCTCTGTACTTCTTACTGCAGGTTTACCAGTTTCATCTGAATAGATATCTAAGTATTCATATGCATATTCTTTCTCTTCAATTCTTCTTTGCTGTGCAGCAACTAAGTGAGTAGGGAATAATGATACAGATCTATGTGCAAATGCTTCTCTAATATTTCTTGGGTGCTGAGATATTCTTAACTGGTAATCTTCTGGATTAAGTTCTTTCTTCCATTGTTCAAACTGATTATCTAAAGCTATGAGAGCTTCTTCCACCAGAGAATTACCGAACTCATCAATATAAGGAGGCATTGACCATTGCTCAGGAATAAATAATCCTGACATACCAATAGTATCTTTCTCATCAATAAGGTTAGTTTCAACTGCATATATATCTTTTGAAAGTGGATTCAAGATCATATCTCTTAATGGTTCACACTGAGACAGGTCACCCACAGATCCTGCTGCAATAAACATACCTGTAGTAACCATACCTGATCTCATGGCTGGGCGCATATACTCATATGTCTGATCCATCTTTGGAGCAATACCGGCTTCCTCATGGAAAAAGTATTTTACCGGTCCACCTACACCATTTGTTGGATCTTTCTCAAATGACATACCTTGTATAGTACCTTTGAGACCAACTTCTGTTTTTCTATCTCCTTTTCTTACTTCAATCTTCTGTTGCCACATCATAA